CTTGGGCGGAGCAGCTTCAAGCGTAGATATCCCGTCACAGTCGGATATGGCTATCGGGTTGGCGAAGTCGTTTTGCCACCCCTCGGAACCCTCAAAAGTGGTGCGGTTCTTGAGAAGTTTAGTATGGCTAATGTCCGCAAGCGGGAATATATGCAAAGGTCTCTTGGTTGCCACGTTGACGGCGCGGCTTTGCCAATGGTTGACGCTTCACATGTTGAAAGCGTCATCTGTGGTGCTGCCAAGCGATTTGCTGCTGATCCTCCGCCCTTGGATCGTGCGGTTCTGCGTAGGTTTCGCAGCTTTGTGCGGGTTTTCATTCGCGCGAACTGGAAGCCCCTCAGTCCCGGAGAGCTTCTTGATTTTGAGTCTTGGCTCGCCGGAACTCACTATAGCGAAGCAGATAAGCAAAAATTCCGACAACTTTACCAAGACAACCCAAAACTCAGAAAGCGTCACTTGCGATGCCAAATGTTCGGCAAGCGAGAGACCCAAACTGAGTTCAAACACGCACGTTGCATCAACAGTCGCAGCGACGTGTTCAAAGCATGGACCGGCAGGTGGTTTGCATCGATTGAGAAGAAGTTCTTCGGTGCCTACGATGTTGAAGAAGCAACGCGAAGCGTTACGCCCTCCGCGGCTACGCCGAGCGCGAAATGGGTTGTCAAGCATGTCCCGGTCCACCTCCGCCCCTCCTACATCTCGTCGAGACTCGACGGGAAGTTCCGCGTGTACTACGCATCCGACTACAGCTCATTCGAATCGCTGTTTAGTCCGGATTTTATGCGCGCGTGTGAACTGCAGTTCTACGCATATATGTGGCAGGGCTTGCCGGGTGGAAATGACATTACGGACCTCGTTATCCGCGCTCTATCGCAAACTCAAGTATGCGCTGGGCGTGGTTGCCGTGTGCGTGTACCTGGCTGTCGAATGTCTGGTGAGATGTGCACGAGCCTTGGGAATTCGTTCACTAATTTGGCACTTATGGCTTTTGTATGTCACGAGCACGGTGTTAAATGGGACGGAGTGGTCGAGGGTGACGATGGCCTTTTCGGGGTTGAAGATGATGTTGTCTCAGCTGCCGATTTTGAAAAATTGGGTTTCCGGATCAAATTGGAGCGTAAAACTGATGTCGC